AAGCAGATATAAATAAAGGAAAAAAGGCAATAATTTCAGCAGAGTATGTGCTTCTTAGAGCTCGATTAGAGGCTGCCGCTACAGAGGCTGCTAGCAGAGCTGGAGGCGCTAATGAAGCTGCGAGGCTGAGAGGCTTAGCAGGTACTCTATCAGAGAGTGAAAGAGTAGCTCTTTCAAATATAGACAGTGGCGAAATAGCAAGACAGGGCGGTTTAAAAGAAACACTTGAAAATTTAAAAGAAGCAAATAACGAGCTTTCTAGTATGGAGCAAATTACAAATTCACTAGAAACCTCCATAACAAGCGGTTTAACGACTGCGCTTGATGGCCTTATTCAAGGAACTATGTCAGTAAAAGAAGCATTTGCTAGTATGGCTCAAGGCATATTACGGGCTTTATCTCAAGTTATTGCAGAGCTTATCGCGATTCAAATTTTAAAGTCTATTATTAGCGGATTCAGTGTTTCTGCGGGGTCTGCTCAGGCTCTGGCACTTCAACCGCAGCTCCCAGGACTAGGAAGTCAGGCTCTAGCGGCGAGTGCTCCAAACATTACTGCAAGAAATGGAGGAATGTTTGAAAAAGCTCCCGGCTACGCAACTGGAGGCATTGCACGAGGAAGGGAGGCAGGTTATCCCGCTATTCTTCATGGCACAGAAGCCGTAGTGCCTCTTCCAAACGGCAAATCTATACCTGTTGAAATGCAAAAAGGCGGTCAGCAAATGAACAATGTTACTGTAAACGTATCTATGGATGGGGGCGGAAACGGCCAACAAACTAGCCAATCAAGCGGGCAGCAGGGTGCAAGTCTCGGAGCTGCAATTGCTACCGCAGTACAGAAAGAACTACAAAATCAAAAACGTTCAGGCGGAATACTTAACCCGTATGGAGTAGCATAATGTCTGCATTTCAATTCATAATTCCGGCAAATACTATTAATAATAATACTCAAAAAATAGTAGTAGCAGACCGCGGATTACAGCGTCAAGTAAAGCATCGTATTTTAACTTCGAAGTTTGGAGATGGGTACGAGCAACGAGTTCGTGATGGAATAAATACTAAAGAAGATAGTTTTAACATATCTTTTAACAATCGGCCTGCAGAAGAGATAAACCTTATCGCAGCCTTTTTAGATGCAAAAGCAGGACTCAATTTTGATTTAACCATCACAAACTATACAGGGGATGAAGTTATAAAAGTAGTAGCGGAAGAATATAACATATCTTATCCCCAAGAAACAGTTCATAGTCTACAAACAACATTTAGAAGGGTGTACGAACCATAATGACAGACTTAATAGATACAGTTCAACTACAAGAAATTGACCAAGGGTATGTAGAGCTTTTTGACTTTACATTACCTTCGGGCACTGTTGTGCATTTATTCAAAGGATTAGAGGACGGTACAGAAAGTATTTATTTCCCTAGCAAAGATGGAAGTGAGTTAAATGAGTATATTGCTATGCCTTTAGAGCTTACAGGCGTTGAAGTTACAAGTTCAGGTGCGTCTAATCGGCCTACTCTTTCTATGGCTAATATTCCTAGTTTAACAAGAACTTTAGCAAGTAATGAAACAACTCTAGAAGACATTAAAGAGGGTGAAGTAGAGGCTCTGCTATCTGGGGAAGGAATTTACACTAATGAAGACTTTCTCGGAACAGTCGTAGAATATAGAAGCACTCTAACAAGCTATTTAAAGGAAGAAGGGGATGTAGCAAGCTTTCCTGTTGAATTTCCCTCACATAGATTTGTACTAGATAGAGTAAGTTCCGAAAATAATATTATAGTACAATTTGAATTAGCTACAGTATTTGACCTCGAAGGGGTTAAACTTCCTAGTCGACAAATAAATGGAAGATACTGCCCCTGGCAATATCAAGGTCATGCACTCTCTAATCAAGGCGGGTGCACCTGGCCTTTAGATAGTCACGGCAGATTTTTTGACAAAAATGATAACTTAATTACAAGTAGTATATCGAGTATAAATATCTATAACGCATCGACTACTTATAATTTAAATACAGATGACAATCCTCCTGTTCAAGTACAAACTACCTCAAATGGGCACACTCAAATATGGCAAGCAATTAGAGATGTTCCTGCAAATAAAGACCCTCTAAAACACGGAGCCTATTGGAAACGTTTAGATGTTTGTGGAAAACTAATCAGTTCTTGTAAAGTGCGATTTCAAGGAGTAACAACTGAAGCTGAATATAGTGCAAGTACTGAATATTCTCTTAATAATATAGTTATATTTAACGAAGATACATATCTTTATATAGATGAGACTCCTAGTACCGGAAATACTCCGCCAAATACTGACTATTGGGCGCCCTTCATAGAAGATACATCAAAAGAGCTTCCTTTTGGGGGCTTTCCAGGAACAAGGAAGTTTAAATAATGCTCGAAGATATAGAAAAGCACTTCGAAAGTGAGTATCCGAGAGAAGGTTGTGGAGTTATTGGAGTAGTTAAGGGAAAGAAACGTTGGTTTCCTTGTAAGAATGTAGCAGAGGGCGAAGATGACTTTATTATGTGCTCGGAAGACTGGTTTCGAGTTCGACAACAGGCAGATATTATAGCAATCGTACATAGTCATCCAGACAGCTCAAATGAAGCATCCCAAAGCGATATTAATAACTGCAACGCGCTTCAGATTCCATACTGGATTTTTTCATATCCAGAAATGGCGGTAAACATAATAGAACCAGAAACACTTCAAAATACGTTAATTGGAAGAGAGTACGAGTTTGGAGTACGGGACTGTTTCGAAGCAGCAAGAGATTGGTTAATAGAGAAAGCAGATATAACTATACCGCTACGTGCACCTTTTGAAGATGATTGGTGGGAGAAAGACTTAAACTACTTTACAGAAGAGCGTATAAAAGAGTGGGGTTTAGTAAAAGTAAATGATGCAAAAGAACATGATGTTTTAGTGTTTCAAGTAGAAGCAGAGGTTCCTAACCATTGTGGTGTATACTTAAGAAACGATATATTTTTTCATCATGCAGTAAACAGGCTGTCTTGCCGAGAGTCTTTATACCCTTTTTGGGCAAAGCACATAGTAGGTATTTATAGATATGAAGCGTAAAGTAATTTTAGAAGGCGAAATTGGCGATAAGTTTGGTAGAGAGTTTACTATCAATGCAGAGTCCTTTAAAGATGTATTACAATGTTTAACTGGAAACTTTCCTGAATTTCAAAGGTATCTTATTGAAGCCCAGGAAAGGGATATAGGTTTTACTTGCCACGCTGGAAAAAGACCTCTAACAGATGAGAGGGAGCTCTTTCTTAACTACCCTGAAGGAGCTATGGTTATATCTGCTCTTCCTGCAGGTTCAAAGAGTGCAGGAGCAAAAATATTTGCAGCAATTGCTCTTACGATAATTACCGCAGGTGCCTTTGCAGTAGCAACTTATGGGGCTGCAGCCGTTGGAGCTATGAGTTTTGGTCAAGCTATTACTGCAGGCTTATGGATGGCGGGCCAAAGCCTTCTTGGAAAGGTACTAATAGGAGTAGCTATAAACCTAGCGCTTTCAGGATTACAACAATTAATGGCACCAGACCCTTCAGTAGATAGTCAACAATCAGATGAAAGCTATCTGTTTCAAGGGACTACTCAAGAAGCAGTAGAAGGAGACCCCGTGCCTATTATATATGGAAAATTACGTGTTCCTGGGCGGCCTATTAGTTCTCAAATCAAGAATGAAAGACAGGCATTCATAAATATGGGTACAGCTACACCTTCAGGCACTCCTTCCCCTCAAGAAGATAATCCAGCCGAAATTCTTCCTCCTGCCCAATACAACTTGAGTACCGCGCAAATTCAAAAATACTTTGCGAACTTAGTATAATAGAGAGAATATAATATGGCATTTAATATAAATTGGTACAGTAATCCTGCAATAGTAAATGAGGGACAAACACAGTCTGGGGATACCGAGCAAATTATTAATATTACGGACCTTATTTGTGAAGGTCCGATTAAGGGCTTAGTCAAAGAAGAGGCGGGGTTATACTTAAATGACTCTCCGGCTATTTATGCAGATTTTGAAGGCTCCTATAGTAAAAATGATATTTCAAGTGGAGTACTTCCAACAGTTACTTTTAATGGCAACACTAGTGTTGGAAGTTCACCTTCAGACACAGGGTTCGGATTTAGTAGTACAGTAGATACCGAGAATCGAGCTATTCAGCTAGAGAATTATCGTAGCGCGGTTTTAAGCGCAGTATCATACGATCCCGACCCAAATGTGTCGTATACCTTTGTTTCCGTAATACGTGTTACATTAAATGGAGGTTCTCTTACCGATGATGACTGGGGTACTGTAAATAAAGCTAATAGGTCAGCAACTTTAAAAGCGTCTGGCATCGAGTTATCAGGAATGTTCAGAGTTGAGAACTCTACTACTGGGTATTTTAGCTACTCGGGAGACTTATCAGACTCAGGGTTTGATAGTACAAAAACTTATACGCTAAGTATTAGACAAACTTTTTGGATAGAGTCTGTTCAAGGGGAGGGAGCTAACCAAACTCTTACTTTAAAAGATAATGTTGAGCCTGAGGCAGGAACATATACTTTTAAGCTTCTAACCGCTGGCTTAGTTGAGTCTGGCACGTATATCCCAGGTAGCTGGGGGGGTTACTCTAAAGTCGACGCATTAAATGTTCAATTTGTAGATGGTAGTTTGTACCAGAACTCTTTATCTGAAGTTAATGGAGTAGGAGGTACTGTCTCCATTTCCGGAAACCCTCAAAATCTGAACTTGGCAGAATTAAAGCAGCTTCAACAAGGTGTAGCAACTGAAAAGGGGATTACTCTAATAGATGCTGATAAGTATCCTGAAAGCCAAAGTTCAAATGAAAATGGAGCCGCAGATTTAACAATACTTACAACTGCCTCTCTAGGGCTAGATAGCAGTGCTAAAATTAATGAAGCAGACGAAATAAATTTTACTATTACATACCCCTCTTTTCAGACATTTTACTTAAAGAAGGGAAGAAAAGAAACAGCTTATGCTTACTACGAGATGAAAATTTTTGTAGATAACGATGATGGTAATGGTATTAGTACAGAATGGAATGACGGAATAAATATTTTTTCAAACTATGGAAAGTATATTATTCATAGAGGGAATACTAATGCTCCTGTAGCTTTTCAGCACACTATAGGGCTAGACCAGTTTAGACCGTTTAAAAATTTCGAAATAAGAATAGCTCGAATCACTCGCCATGTGGGTCTTTGTGTACGCGCCGATGGTACAAGCGAAAACTTTACAGAGCGCGACGATTGGCAACTTGCAGCAACCGCAAGTATTAGTGCACTGGGCGCAGTAATTAAAGACAAGTTTAGATACCCCTACTCTGCAATTGCTTCTGTTACTTTTTCTTCGAAAAAGTACAGCGGGGTTCCTAAGCGAAGCTACCTTTTAGAAGGGTTAATGGTAAAAATTCCAGATACTTATACTCCTCGTGAATACAGTGATAGTGGAGTAGCTACCTACGAAGGTTTCTGGGGCGGGACTTTTAAACCTGAACTTTATTATACAGATAACCCTGCTTGGGTATTTTATGATATAGTTACAAATAATAGATATGGAGCTGGACAGTGGATTAAAG